TTCGACGGCGCATGAGTTGATGCTCGCGACCGAAGTGTTTGAGGAGCTGCGTGAAATTTTCAAGCTGTGGGAGGAAAGCGATCTGTGTAAGGTGACGTGGGCGTATGGTCGGCACACGGTCAAGATGCGCGACGGTTCGAGTTACACGGTCAAGGCTGCTACAGGAAAAAAACACGGCGGCACTTACGATTTGATTTTGTGCGACGAGTTATGGGCTATTTCCGAGGCAGCGTATTTCGGGGCTTTGAAACCGTCACAAATTGCCGTCCCTAGCCCGATAGCAATTCTCACCTCGACCGCTGGTGACGAAAGTAGCCGCGTGATGCTACGCCTCCGTGAGCAGGCGCTGGCTGGTATAGATCGCGGCGAACCATCCAGCTTGTTTATGGCGGAATGGTCTCTTCCAGAGTGTGACCCTGACGACCCTAACTATTGGGGCTACGCCAATCCATCTCTTGGCAAGACCATCACGGTGCGAGCGTTGCAGGACGCTTGTGAAGCACCCGACCGCTCGATGTGGCTACGCGCTCACTGCAACCTTTGGGTGGCTGCAGCTGCCGCGTGGCTTCCGCCCGGTATGTGGGCATCGCGTAAAGCCACGGTCGCCTGCCCTGATGGGGAGGGTGTGTTGGCGGTCGATTCGTCCATTGACGATTCCAAGTATGTCGGGATTCGATGCGCCAAAACCGAGGACGGCTACATCATCTCCACGGTCGAGTTTGTGGCTGATTCGTCGCGCCAATTGTGGGACAAAATTAGAGAAACAATGGACGCAAACCCCAAGTTAAAACTAGGGATCACGCCCAGCCTTGATTTGCATACTCCCGAGAAATACCACGCGCGACGCTTCGTGTGGGGCTATGCCGAGCTGCTGAAATACACAGGCATCGTTAGGCAGATGATTTTTGAGGGGACGCTGTTGCACACTGGCGAGGAAATGCTAGGCGAACACGTCCAACGCGCCGTTTTGACCAAAGCGCAAAACACCGTTGTGCTGTCGTCGCAGAAAAGCCCGGGGCCGATTGAGTGCGCGCGCTGCCTTATCGCAGCCGCGTCGCAAGTGTCCCGACCGACCCAAAACACGCGCCCCGGATTTGCTTCATCTAGATAGTTGCATTTGCAACAAACCTGTGTCATAATCCGAAGTAATGGGATTTCTCCGTAAAACTTCTGCCCCTAGTTTTAGTAGCGCGCCTGTGCAGGCTGCCGCCGGAGCGTCCCAGATCGGACAATTTCTTTATTACACCACAGGCTCAGACGAGGTTAAAGCCTTGTCTGTTCCGACCGTATCGAGGGCGCGCGATCTCATCGCTGGGCTCATCGGCAGTTTGTCGCTGAAACATTATTCCAAAGTTTGGCAAGGCGAACGCTACGAGGAAGTGTATCTACCGCTAGAGCCGTGGATGGAGCGCCCCGACCCGAAGGTTACGCGCTCGTTTTTCTTTGTCAACATTTTTTCAGACATGTTCTTTTATGGGGTTGCTTATGCGTATGTAACTACTCGCTATAGCGATGGGCGTCCTGCGTCGTTCACTTGGCTTCCAGCCGCCAACATCGGCAGCACAGAACAAAGTGGCTATCCACAGTTTTACGGCAATTCAACCGAACTCGAATTTAACGGCATGCCGCTTGACGTGTCTAATGTCGTGCAATTCATCAGCCCTATCGAAGGCATCCTCAAGACTGGTGTGCGCGCAATCAACACCAGCATTTACCTAGACCAAGCAGCAGACCGTTACGCACAACTTGAAACAGTGCCGGGTTATTTGCAGCAGGTTTCAGGTGAAGACATGGACGGCGAATTCTTGGGTGAACTTGCCTCGGCTTGGGCAGCAGCTCGAAAAGTGAACGCGATCGGCGCACTCTCTACACAGGTGCAGTTCAAAGAATTTAGCCAAAACCCACAGGAAGTAATCGCTGACCAGCGCAAGTACCAAGCGCTTGAAATGGCTCGTTTGTGTAATGTTCCTGCCTACCTAGTGTCTGCGCCAACGGAAGGCGCGTCGATGACGTATCAAAACGCGGAGCAGGCTAGGCAGGACTTGTATTTATTCGGTGCGCGACTGTATCTCGACGTAATCGAACAGACGCTTTCTAACGACAACATCATTCCACGCGGTCGGTATGTCGAGTTTGACATTGACGACTACCTCGAGGAAAACGACATGTCATCCGTACCTTCTGAACCATCCGCACAAGACCGCGAGGATTCATTTCTATGATTATTTTCCAAGCCGTACCAGTCACGCTCGATGCAGCCGCTGGCGACGAAACACCACGCACCATCACAGGTGTCGCCGTACCGTGGAACACCCCAGCAACAGTGTCCAGCGGTGAAAGCGTCATGTTTAAGCGCGGCGCGTTCGATGTCAACGCTAAGCCAGCAAAACTTATTGAGGGACACGATTTAAACGCGTTACGCGGCGTAGTCACCGAACTTGTCGAAGCCGAAGAAGGTTTATTGTTTACCGCCAAGTTTGCAAAGACACGAGCAGCTGACGACGCTATCGAACTCGTTAAGGCTGGCGCTTACGACAGTGTTTCGGTAGGTGCAGTACCAGTCAAATTCAAATACGACAAGAACGGCACAATGGTGGTTTCACAAGCAAACCTTGTCGAAATCAGCCTTGTTGCCCAACCAGCGTTTAAGGACGCTGTTATTACAGAGATCGCCGCTTCAGAACCTGAAGCAGACGAACCCCAACCCGACAACATTCCTGAGGAGGAAACAATGTCAGAACAGACCCCAGCGGTTGAGGCTTCGGCTGAAATCGTCCCCACAACCCCAATTGTGTTCGCACAAGCACGCAAAGAAGTACCACTACCAACAGCAGCCGAATACATCGCTGCTGCTTTTGCTGGTGGCGACCAATGGCGCGCAATGAGCGAAGCAATCCGCGCAGCAGCCCCCGACGTGGTCACAACCGACACCCCCGGTATCTTGCCCACGCCAATCGTGGGTCCAAGCGTCTACAACAATTTCCGAGGTAATCGTCCAGTTGTGGACGCAATCGGCGTCCGCGCGATGCCAGCATCAGGAAAAGTGTTTATTCGTCCTGAAGTCACCACACACACGAGCATTGGCGCATCCATCGCTGAGCAGTCACCAACCGCAGGCACACTTGTAGTGTCCTCAAATCAGGTAACAAAACAAATTTTCGGAGGCTTTGTAAATGTCTCAGAAGCCGACGCGGATTGGACTTCACCCGAAATTTTGTCCGTTGTGCTTGATGACATGTCAAAAATTTACGCTAACGCCACGGACAACTACGCAGCCGACCAACTTGTGTCAGGTGCAAACCTCACCACAAACTTCACGGTTGCTGACATTGCCGACCCTGCAGAATGGGCGCGCTGGACATACACCGCAGCCGAAGCAATCCTTACAGGCTCAAACGGCAATATGCCAACACACCTGTTTCTTTCACCGAACATGTGGCGCAGCCTCGGTCTTTTGACAGACACAGCAGACCGTCCATTGTTCCCACAAGTTGGACCAATGAACGCTTTTGGCTCGATGTCACCAGCATCAACCGATGCCGTAGCATTCGGTTTGCGCGTTGTCGTAGACCGCAACTTTGCAAACGACACTGTGATTGTGGCAGACCCAAGCGGTTACGAACTTTACGAACAGCAAAAGGGTGCTTTGAGCATTGACAGCCCATCAACCTTGTCACGCACTATTGCGTTCCGTGGTTACTTTGCGGCTTTGATGATTGACAACACCAAGTTCCGCAAGGCTGCTTTCGTCTAAATCACGCATAGCACAGGAGAGGGTAAGAAATGGCAACAAACATCACACTAAACAAGACGATTGAAAAAGCGTCTGCTGTTAGTGGTTTGTGGTCGCTTACCCTCTCCGACGTGAACGGCATTTTGTTGGGCATGCGCGCTGAGATCACTGGTTTTATGACCGCCGCGTATAACGTGGCAAACATCACCGTCCTCAGCGTGAACACCACCACCAAAGTCGTCACCTACCAACATGCAAACGCGACGGTTGCAGAGTTCGCCCCTGACGCAAACTTCCACCTCCAAGTTTCGTGGATTGATAACGCCTTCGTGACCGACATGCTCGGTTTCGTCCCAACAGGCGACGACCTCGACTACCTCACCGCAGACGTGGACGCAGCAAACGACTTTTGCTTCCGTAAGCGCAAAGAGGCTGGCTACGACCCACACCCTGCCTACCCTGCTGGTTCAGACGTGCGCCTCGGCTGCGGTCTCTACGCCATGATGCTTTACAGGGAACGCGGAACTAGCGGCGACAGTTACGCATCGTTTAACGCTATGGGACAATTTGACCGCCCCATTTCGTTGGCGCGTGTTATGCAGCTGCTTGGCTGTGGCAGGGCGCAGGTTGCGTAATGGCTGCCACAGGGATTTTGGGTACGGCAGTTACAGCCGTTAAAAACAGCCTGACCGCGCTCGGCTTGCAGGTAGTTACAGACCCAAGAAACCTACGCCCATTCAGCGTTTTTGTTGAGTTGCCGACGGTGACAGCGTTTAACTACAACGTAGGCGACATAAACATCGTTTTGCACATTTGTGCGCCGCCCCCGGGCAATCAGGACAGCGGTGACTACTGCATGACGGTCGCAGACCAAATTCTCAACAGCCCTATCGCTATCACTGATCTACGCCCGGGTTTCGTGTCCAAAGGCGGTCAAGACCTACCCACATACGACCTGACGGCGCGTGTCGCTGTCCAGAGAACACCATAGGAGACACAATGAAACTCGTCATTGTTTCAGAACTTGTCGGTAAGCCCGGCGACGAATTCGTCCCTGCTGAAGGCATCAACGTAGAGGCACTGTTAGACGGTGGCTTTATTAAACAAGAAAAAGCATCAACAAAAGAAAAGTCGGAGGACTAAATCATGGCTACTACCACATACCTTTCCAATCCAGTCGTGACGGTGAACTCCGTAGCGCTTACTGGCTGGTGTACAGCGGCAACCGTTAACCGTGTTGTGGAGAGCATCGACACCACTTCGTTTGGCTCGACCTCACGCGAATACTCAGGCGGTTTGCAAAACAACGAGGTGACAATGTCACTGTTTTTGACTTATGGCGCGTCAGAGGTTTACGCAACGCTGAAAGCATTGGTCGGTACTCGCACCACGGTCACACTTAAGGCAACTTCAGCCGCGAACAGTGCCACCAATCCACTTCATACGATTACCGGCTGTTATCTCGAATCGCTACCAGTGCTCCAAACAACCGTTGGCGAGATGAGCCAAATTGACATCACTTTTACTGGCGGTGCTTATACCGAGGTCGTAGTCTGATTTAGCCCACTATTGCAGTAAGGAAACACAATGCAATTAACACTCAAAGTCACACCCAGCGAAGGCGCACAGTACGAGGTTAAAACTAACCTTTTCACCATTGTCGCGTTAGAGCGGAAGTTCAAAATCCGTGCTTCAGAATTGGCAAATGGCATCGCCATGGAACACCTTGCCTACCTCGCATACGAGAGCTGCAAACAGCATGACATTGTTGTGCCTATCGTCTTTGACGATTATGTGAAGCAGTTGTCCGCTATTGAGGTGGTGGCTGACGAGGGAAACCCTACCGAAGCGGAAGTTACGCCCGAGCCTTAGCCGTTGTGCTAGTGGAAACGGGGTTCTTTCCGCCTCAAATCGAATTTGATAGTCAAATGCTGGTCACAGTGCTTGACGTTATTAAAGAAAGCCGAAAGAAACGATGAGCGCAACCGCATCCATAGAAGTGGTCGGGGTTAAAGACGCTATTCGTGAACTAGGCAAAATCGACAAGGAAGCACGCAAGCAATTAACGCGTGACTATAAAGACCTTGTTGCCCCAGCAATAAACACGGCTAAAAGCCTTACGCCTACTGACGCGCCTCTTTCGGGGTTTGCTAGGCGTTGGCGTGGCAAGAGCGGCAAGGAAATTATGCCGTGGTCAGACCCACAGTCCGATAAAGCCATTAAGCCATTTATTTCAGGCAAGAAACCTAAAGCCTTCAGCGGTTATACATCGCACCTAGCCACTTTTGGTTTGCGCTGGAACGCTGCCAACGCGACCGTAGTCGAAATGGCTGGTCGCGGATCAGTCCCTACCGAGGCTGGGCGCAACATGGTGCAAGCCTTGTCAGCTCGTTACGGTCAACCGGGGCGTTTCTTGTGGAAAGCGTTTTTACAGCATCAAAGCGAAGTGAACGCAGGCATGGAAAGATTAGTCAAAGACGTTATGCGAACTGTCAACGAAAG